ATGGGAACGATCACATCGCGTAAACGCAAGGACAACTCGATTGCCTACACGGCGCAAATCCGGATCAATCGGGATGGAAAGACAGTTTATCAGGAAAGCCAAACCTTCGACCGCAAGCAGATAGCCCAGGCTTGGATCAAGCGGCGGGAAACTGAGCTGGCAGCACCCGGGGCCATTGAAAGAGCCAACCGCAAAGGGGCGACGATCAAGGAGATGATTGATCGATACCTGGACGAATATGAAGTATTGCGGCCGCTAGGTAAGACGAAGCGGGCGACGTTGAAGGCAACCGGTGACACATGGATTGGTGAGATCCTGGATTCCGCGTTGACCAGCCAACATCTGGTGGAGTACGCGCAATGGCGTATGAGTGATGCGGGAGGTGGGGTTAAAGCGCAAACCGTAGGCAACGATCTGTCCCATCTGGGGGCGGTACTTTCAGTAGCGAGGCCTGCGTGGGGATATCTGGTGGACCCGTACGCCATGTCCGACGCGCGAAAGGTGCTGCGCAAACTTGGCGCGAATATGAAAAGTCGTGAGCGCAACCGGCGTCCGACGCTGGATGAGCTGGACAAGATAATGGGCCATTACTTCGAGATGCAGGACCGCGGCAATGCTCAGATCGACATGCCCAAGGTTACTACCTTCGCGATTTTCTCGACCCGCCGTCAGGAGGAGATCACCCGGATCCGCTGGGACGATCTTGACGAACACCGCCAGGCAGTTCTGGTGCGGGACATGAAGAACCCAGGGCAGAAAATCGGCAACGACGTGTGGTGCCATCTCCCTGACGAAGCTTGGGCGATCCTGCATACGATGCCAAGGGTGGCCAAGGAGATCTTCCCCTACAACGCCAGCTCCATTTCGGCCTCGTTTACCCGGGCGTGTCAATTTTTAGAGATTGAGGATCTGCATTTTCATGATTTACGCCATGAGGGCGTGAGTCGGTTGTTCGAGATGGACTGGGACATTCCGAGGGTGGCGAGCGTGTCGGGGCATCGGAATTGGAACTCGTTGAGGCGGTATACGCATCTCAGAGGAAGAGGGGACAGGTATAAGGAATGGCAGGGGAAAGCGGTCATGCTTCGAAGTATCTAAATGTGTCTGGCACGTCTCGGCCGTTGAGGCATTGCTTGTGACGGACAAAATTAGTATGTTCTCAACCTGATGATGTTAAAAAGACATGTTAGTAAAATGTTGCTTGATTTGACTATTTTAGGATGTCCATATGCGAGCTGATTTCAGGGAAAAGAAAGCGGTTTCAATTGACTCGCTTATTCTTGATGAGAAAAACCCCCGTTTGGGGTTTGCCAAAGACCAAGACGCTTGTCTGGAACGTATGATCGCCTATGGGGCACCGTTTTTTGCACTCGCCAAAGATATTGCAGAATCGGGATTGTCCATCGAGCATATTGTGGTCCAGCAAGAAGGCCGTAAATTTAAAGTCAGGGACGGTAATCGTCGAATCTCCGCACTAAAGCTGCTTAATAGGCCACATATTTGTCCTGATAAGGCTTCTAGAGATCGCTTTACTAAGTTGGCCGATATCGCTCACGCTAATGGTCACCTTATTTCAAAAGTCGATTGTATGGTCGGTGACAGCGATGAGGCTATTAATGCTTATATCTGGAGAGCACACACCGGCGAGAATAGTGGTCTAGGACGAAAGAATTGGGAGTCGCTCCAGCAGGAATTTTATCAAATTTCGATTGGGGAAAAAGGCCCTTATTGGAAATCCGCTAAGCTGATGCTGTGGGCGGATAAGAATGATATCGAGGTTCCTGATTCATTTAGTATCACAACGCTAGGTCGTTTTTTTAGTTCAAACAAAAATATTAAAATGCTTGGATTTGCCTTCGACGATGAAGATGAGATTTTCCCGATCGTACCGCTGTTTACTGCTGTGAGTGTAGTCAAGAAAATCGTCAATGATATTGTAACGGGCTATGTTCATGTGAAGCGTAGCGATACAGCAGGCACTTTGTCACTGATGGCGGCTCCAAATCGCGATTCATATATTGAATCGATTAGACTTGAGCTGAAGATGGACTCGCTGGATGCTGGTGATACCACCAGTAGTCCGTCTAGTGAGGCAGGTGTAGCATCTGCTCCAGTAGGTAGCGAGCTTGAAGGCTTAAGCAAAACTCCCATTGCACTAGGAAGTGTTGGCGTCTCCAGTCAGGAGCCAGATAATTCAAAAGTTGCAGGTCAAGAGGTAAAAGAAAGTAAGAACGGCAGTACCCCAGCTATCCATAGTTCTCTGCGAAAAAAGTATGTTACTAGAGCTTTGCATCCCTTGGAAATGCCTATGGGCGAGCAGAAAGTCAGAGATATCTATAAAGAGCTACAGACTGTCGAAAAGTGTCCGATTGCTGGAATGATGCTCGTTCGAGCGTTTACTGAAAGTACATTTAGGATATTCGTTAAGCGTTATGAGTTGATGGATGATTCGCGCATTGATAGTGCGTCGATAAAAGATATGCTCAAATTTATACGTAAAAAGCTAGTAGAAGACGGCGTGTTGGTTGAGGGTACGGGATCTGATATGTTTATTAAGGTTGAAGCGATGTCTCAGAGCTCCATTGTGACCGTTCCAACGATGCAGAAATTTATTCATTCAAGTATTTTTAATCCCAAGGATGCAGATGTTATAAAAACTTGGGATGAGTTTTATTATTTCTTTAGTGTGCTTTGGCGCATAATGGCCTCTAAGGTATAGGGAGTAGATTCGGCTCCTTAATTGGTCTTATCTGCTTCGATGTGAACGGTAAGGGGTCGATATTTATGTTTTTGTATATCAATAATTCTTTCGCAACGGGTCGATCTAGATGGCTGGAATAGATAATATTGAATGTTAGGGAGTTGTGGTCTTCATAAATTTCTTGTATTTCTTCGCAGTTGTCGTACGTTACAATTATTGGTGTCACGACTGATTGGACCAGCTGTGCGATACGCACGTGATCGTCGTGCGAGTAGAAGCTAGAGTATAGTTGCTCAGCCTTTTTGTAATAGGGTGGGTCAAGGTTTACTAGCGAGTTGGCGCTTAGAGGAACGGTCTTCATGAATTTTATTGCATCATCGGACGAGATGAATATGTTGGACTTCATCTCGCTTATATTTAATACTCGTTTCGCAAGGTTTTCCTTTGTGTATCGAGCATCTATTTTGTAAGTGCCTTTTTGATCTTTTCCGCCGATAACACCGCCTTTGATAATTCCGGAGCGATTTGTTCTATTCAGAAAAAAAGTCGCAAATCCAAGTTCCAGCTCAGTGTGTCTTAGCGGGTTCAGGTATATGTCTCGTTGTCTCTCTCTTTCGTCGATACTTACTTCGGTTTCAAGAAGTAGTTTTATAAAGCTGCGACTGTCGTTGGTAACGGAGTTCCAGAATGAATATATGGCTGCGTCTATGTCATTTATGTATATGTTTTTAACGTACTTATTGCTGAGTAAGTATATAGCAGCGCCTGCTCCGCCAGCATACGCTTCAATATACGAACCGTTATGAATGTTGTTGTTTCTCAGTAAGTGCGCGAGCCAGGCTCCGAGCTTGCCCTTGCCGCCAGGGTAGCGTAATGGTGTAAGCATGCGTAGTGCTCTCTGAAAAAATCGCTGATGGTATTGGTTTTAGGTATGGATTACAAATATAGATTGCATGCCATACCTACGGGTGTGAAACGGTATATGAGCCTCAACGTGTAAGTTGTTGTTGTTCTCTCATGGCTCTGTCACGTTGCTTGTCGATATAATCCGCCAAATCCCGCAAGTGAATTCCCAACCCTGCCTTCTGACTTTCCGCTCCCAGCCTCACTACCGGGATATCAATCTCCCCCATCAGCCGCTTCCGCTTAAATTTCTCAACCGAGAGGTTCATGTAGTCGGCGCACACGCGGTCCAGGGGGATGACGGCTTGGCCGTCGTACTGGGCCATTAGTAGAAATAGAGTGTTCATTTTGCCTCCTTGTCGTTCTGGAAATCCTGCCTGTTGGCGGCGTTTGCCGAGAATTTTTGGATGGCTCCCACTTTCTCTTCAACGCTTTGCGCAAGGCCATCCACCAGGCTTTTAACCATCATCGCCTGCCCTGCCAGTAGCTCCGATGCTTCAAGCCGCTCATACAGATTGATAATCGCTGCTGGTGTCGCTGCTGCCATAAACAGGCAATACGGGGCAGGGCAGGCGGGGTGGATGGTTGGTCCGCTGCAGGTGACGTTGCTGGCTTGCTCGGCCAATTGTTTGAGTCTGTCCATCATGCTGCCTTCTTACTTTTGGATGTTGTACAAGAAATCGAATGCTGTCGCTGCCACTCGCGGAACCTGGCCATTTCCAAGGGCTTTAAGTCGGTCCAGCCTATGGGCCAGCCCATCAACCACTCGACCCACGTCGGGTTCAGGTGGCCATGGTCGGAGGCCATGACCGCGTGGTCCAAGCGATCCCGGGAGCGGCTTGCTCCAGATTTGCGGGTGAGCGCTTTGGGTGATGATCCTTTGGCCATGCTCGCGACCGGGGTCGGCCACGCCGAAGTGGCCGGATGTCGTGCTGATTTGCGGGTCGGGGATGGCCACTGTTTGACTGCGCTGCTCAGGCCCCATCCAGCGTTCTTGCTGCTCCCCTGTTGGTTGTGGTTGCCATGCACGGTTGGCGTTGGCCACAAGCCAGATGCGGTCGCGCTTATGGGGCGCGCCGCAGTCGGCTGCTGAAATACAACACCATCGAGCGTCATACCCCAGGCGGGCAAGGTCACCGAGGACCACGGCAAGACCTCGTCCCACAAGCAGCGGTGAGTTTTCCAGCAGCACGCTTGCGGATCGAACTTCACTGATGATTCGCACCATCTCTCGCCACAGTCCCGAACGCTTGCCGTCGATACCTGCGCCGCCGCCTGCAGCTGATATGTCCTGACAGGGAAACCCGCCCGATACCAGGTCAACAATCCCTCGCCACGGTCGTCCGTCAAAACTGCGCACGTCAGACCAAATTGGGAAAGGCGGGAGGGCACCATCGTTTTGTCGTTGCGCGAGAACCTGTGCTGCGTAGGCATCACGCTCAACGGCGCAGACGGTGCGCCAACCCAGCAAGTGGCCGCCGAGTATCCCGCCACCAGCGCCTGCGAAAAGAGCCAGCTCATTCACAAGCCCTCCAACCTGATGAGGGAGGAGCAATGCGAAGAGACGAATTTGTGGATGTCTTAGCGTGCCGTGGGTGCCTCTTCATGCCGCCTCTCCCAATTCGATGGGTGCAAGCATGCTGGCAATCATCAATGTCTGGTTTCGCAGGTGAATGGTCTCGTCGACGTCTGTTCGCCTGGCTGGAAGCGTTCTGAATGTCTCAGCAGCAAGGGTCAATTTGGCCGCTGCGTGCATCAAAATCTTACGTTCAGGATCTCCCATCCGTGAACGTGCATCGACGCTTGCACAATGTGCCCTCATGCGGAAATTGAGGAAGCGCGCTCTTTTTACTGTCTGCTTGAGCTCCTCAATAGCCGTCGCGTTCGCTGCGTTTTCGAAAAGTCGCGTTTGAGCTCGGCCGTCCGACAGGCCCTGTCGGTAAGCGATCCAAAACAGTACTGCAACGCTGATGATTAACCCTGCCAGGGCTAGAACTTGTTGTGTTTCCATGTGGTGTGCTCCTTGCGTCTTGCTCGGCTGGTGGTGGCAGCCGTGACAATTTAAGTCGGTTGATCTGATGAGTCGGTTTGCGTGTTCGCCATGTCCTCATCCGCCTTGTAAGCGCGGATGTCGATGAGTGCCGCGACGTGGCGGATGTGAGCGAACTTGGGAGCTTTGCGGCTGGTATCCAGGGTGGTCACCGGTAGCGCAATTCGCCCGCTCTCGATTTCAGCCACGAATGAACGCTCGTTGAGGTTGCGAAAGTACTGCGCGCGCAGCTTTTCCAGTGGGATGAGGACATCTCCAAAGATGCGGTAAAGCAACTCAACAGTGGCCGCATCCGGTGGCGACATGAGGCGTAGTGGCGGCTGCATCTCGCCCAGTTGGCTGTTCATTTGTTTTTCTTCCTTGCTGGATGATTCCAGGCATTCAAACAGTGGCGTTTAGTCAATTCCCGCAGATGCTCGGGCACTTCGAGGAGCGCGCCATTGCGCTCCTCGCGAGTGCGTATTGCGATGATCTGTCGGGCGTAATCTCTAGGCCACATACCGGCAGTCATCCGGTGGTGGCGGCAGACTGATGCCCAGATGTTCGGCGAGCCAGGGGATGCCCGCTTGCCTGACGCGGGTGGACTGGCTGTACTGCAAACCTGCATCTGGGTGGTACCAGCGGCCTTCCTTCACGCCTAGATAGGCGCGGTCGCGGGTCGGGTAGGCTGGCAGGTTGCGCTCGTTCAGCAGATGCTTGTCACGCATCTGCTTGATCAGTTGCTTCTGGCCCAAGCCAAAATAATTGGCTGCCTGGGAAAGGGTGCGATCCATGAAATCTTCCTCATGCAGTCCGTTCTGCAGGGGCTGCAGAACGTACTAGATGGAGGAGGGATTCGCCTGTGTCGATATGACCGTTGGCGATGTTTTCCACGAAATCAGCCAGGCGACAATCGATGTGCTTGGGCACCTTGTGAAGTGTCAGGCTATGCCGTTGGCACATCATCTCGACAACGAAAGTCGTGGCATGCGCGCCTCGCTCAACGGTTAGCTGATACGGGACTCTTTCATCCGAATGCAGGGAGAAGCATTTGTGCCTGAACGTGCCGTTGAGGTGGGCCTGGGCCTTGAACAACGGCATGGACATTTCTTCGACGAATAGCCTCTTCATGCGGCCCGCCCTCCGTCGCTTCCAAATGCATAGGTAGGGCGGTGGCGCTGTGGAACAAGCCTAGGTTTGCCGTCGTGAAGGATGACCGAGCAGCCGGTGATAAGCTGCAGCTGCTCGATCAGGTGCAGCTTGTGAGCGCATGTCGGGTGAACGTGCAGGGTTGCTGTGGTGTGCATGGTATTGCCTCGCTCTGTGGTGAAGAGTGAGCCAAATATCAACCATTGGTTGATATTATGTCAATGCTCAGTAGCAAATTTTCGTATTTCCCTGCCTTTTCTCATCTGGGATGTCCCGGATTTGGATTGCGTGCTGGCAAATTGACTATAGATCCGTATCATTCATCCATACAATGGACTGCGCTGAGATTGGTACCCAACCTTATGGCTATTATTACATTTATACTTCTGTGGTTATGGAACATGGAAATTATTGGTGAGTTGAAAGTGTTTTTGGCTTACTTAATAAAAATCTATCAGAAGCTGTACGTTCGATTCGTAAAACTATTTTCAGATAAGGATGATGCTGTATCTGGAGATCTCCTGACTAAAACTCTCTTCAATTTGCTTGTAGGTGCTTTTTGTTGTGGCGTTTTTCTTTTCATAGTCAACTGTTTTTGGGTGCAGGTAGATGAATCATCCAGCGGGATTTTCGGAGATTTTTTTGGTGGTATGCTTAATCCGATCCTGACCTTTTTGACATTCATGGGTCTTATAGTGACTATTGTCATTCAGAGGCAGGAACTGAAACTCTCTAGAGTTGAGTTTGAGAAAACGTCGGATGCGCTCACAACCCAATCTGTAGAAAACACTTTTTTTAATATTCTGGATTTGCATCACGCAATTGCTGATAACTTAAAAATTGATATCAGTGCATTCAGTGCTTCCAGACCCGATAAGGTTGGGAATGGAATTGTTATAGCGGGACGTCTGCATAGTTCGTCTGAAACAGTGTTTCAGGGACGGGCAGCTTTTGATGAGGTTCTAAAGTTCCTTTCGGCGGATGCAGCTTCCCCCAAACAAGTTCTAGAACGATACAAAATCATCCAAGATGATCACAATCACGTCTTGGGTCATTATTTCAGGAATCTCTATCAAGCGTTGAAGGTAATTGATAACTATGATGAACAGATCGTCTCTAAAGGTGAAAAATACAAGTACGCTAGTATACTAAGGGCCCAGCTCTCAACTAAGGAGCTTGCGTTACTGTTTTTGAATTGTTTAGATAATGTGTGTGATAAAGGTCAGTTCAAAAATTTGCTGATCAAGTATGCAATGTTCGAGCATTTGCCTTGCAAACTCATAGATGGAAGATTTCAGCTGGATGGCAGCTCGCGTCTGATGGTGGATAAAAGCATGGTATGCCAGTATAAGAAGGTTAAGAAGTTTGCGACGCTGGATTTGGAGAAAACATTTGGGGGTGCCTTTGGGAAAAACAAAAGTATTCCATATGATCTGTTGAATTGAGATTTAGCTGATCGTGATTATTTACTTGCAAACAATAAGTCAGCTCATGATGTGTTTACTGATCAACAAAGCGATAAGTGGAAATGATTACTCTGGTAAAAAAGCGCCAACTACTTTTCCACATATATGTGTTCCCTCCGATATTTCTATTATCGGATATTGCGGGTTGATAGGCCGTAAGAATTGGCGTCCGGCGTCCTCAGCTAGCACTTTAAAGGTCACCTCGTTTGTATGTGGCAACTGAGCAACTACCCTATCTCCAGGCTTGGTTGCTAATTCTGGATCAACAAAAATGATGCATCCAGCTGGGTAGCTTCTACCAGATCCTGGATTCGTCATTGAATCGCCTCTAACGAGTAATGCGTATCCGCTTTTGCTGATAGGAACAGGGCATGGCAGCCAAGATCCGTTCTCGGCCGACTCGGCTTCTAGCGCCGCCGGATGCGATGATGCTGCCTTCACCCATGAGATTAGTGGTACATCGCTGAAGCGCTTGATGCTTGGCTTGGCGGTCATTGCATTAGCTGCGCTGCTCGTGTGTTCACCAGAAGCGCCTTCATGAGTTTTCGGTAACACGCCATACTCAAGCCATTCCCTTCTTACATGCAACCAAGCGGATAAAGCAACCATGCTATCTGCTTCGGCTATGGCCTCGCCGTTCAGCCATTTACTGATGGCTTGAGTAGTTTTGCTCACACCAACACTCTTTAACTGCTTTTGGACGTCCACACCCCGGCCCCGACTGCGGATCCCGGCATCGTTAAGCGATTCGTGAAGGCGCGAGGCAAAGGCCGCGCGTAATTCGTTTTTATCAACCATTGGTTGAGAGTGACACAATGCTTGCACAATAGTCAGTTGATGTCTAATATCAACCTCTAGTTGATAAGTAGAGGTTTCCATGCTGGACCCCGCTGATTTTCCGAGCGCAATTGCATACGCTTTTGAGGCCGTAGGTGGCATCGGTGCCGCGGCTAAGGTTTGCAATCGGAGCTACCAAGCTCTTAATAAATGGCGGCTCGCGTCTTGTCTTCCCCGCACCGATTACTCGGGCGAGACACATTACGCGAAGCTTCTAGCTGTTGCCGCTTGTGATAAGGGAAACGCTTTTGAAGCTAGCTGGTTGCTGGGTGCTTCAGCTCCTCAAAAAGATGCAGCTTGAGGAGAAAAAAGGCGACCAAAAGGCCGCCCAGTTCCTCCCGACACGCACCACCACAGCGGTGTCGGGTAGCAGTGAAGGTAAGCGCGCACACCACATGCACTAACGCCACCTTCACTGCGCTTTCCAGGGCACGGATGCCCTGGTGTTGCTGCCGTCTCCACCACAGATAAGGCAGCTGTTGCGCCAGAGGTGAGCAACGGATTGTTCGCCTCGGCACGGTGCCGGTTTCGACCTTGAGAGTCTGACCGGCGTTTGGGCCCATACAAGCCACGCGGCAAATGTATCACCACTGCATGCCGCGCGGCACTGGCAACATGAAAGGATTAATGCCATGAGCCGTATCGCTCTGAGTTGCGTTGATCGAGCCAAGCGGGAAATCCTGCCGCTCGATCTCGCGCTGTATCACGCCGCACGGGACTATCCCGGCGGTGCCGCTGCCATTGCCGCCACCACCGGCAGGAACGCCACCACGCTGCAGCACAAGCTGTCGCCCACTCATCCCAGCCACACGGTGAACATTCAGGAGTTTGGCGAAATTCTGGAGTTGACCAAGGATCGACGCATCCTTGATGCAGTGCATGCCTTGGTCGGGGACACGACCTGGCAGGAGCTGGCCGAGGCGTACACCCACGACATGCCTGAAACGCTTACTACTGGCATCGCGGCTTATTTCCGGCAGGTTGCTGAACTGGCGGATACGTGGGCAAAGAGCATTGGGGATGGGGTCGTTACTGATGACGAGCTGGCTGAGATCCGCTTCCAGGTTTTTCGCGGTATTCAAGGGCTGTTGGGGATGTTCAATCGCGCCTCCTATGTCAATCAGACAACGCGGGGTGCTGACCGTGGCTGATCCCGCTGATTTTGCAAATGACCTTACCCTCAAGTACATGGAGTGGGGCCTTGCGGCACGACGTCCGACCGAGGCTGTCGCGGCAACGATGTTCTGCGTCGACTGTGAGCGCCTGATCCCGTGGCAGCGCCGCTTTGCTGTCCTGGGTTGCCAGCGCTGCGCCCAGTGCCAAACAACTCTTGAGCTGGAGGAATTAGCTCATGCTGGATGATGTGCTGAATCAGTTCGCGGATTATGGGCTTGAGCCCAAGCAGCCATTAATCTTCGGCAAGCTGACCCGCTGTAAGACTTCCCAAGACAGGGGTAAGGAGAAAAACGGTTGGTATGTGGTACATGAATACCGCACCGAAAAAGGCGAAACGCTTATCTTCGGCAGCTTCGGTGATTGGCGATCAGGCGAGACCAAGAAGGTAAAGGTTAAGGCTGGGCGGATGAGTGCTGAGGAGCGTGAGGTTATGCGCGCTCGGCAGGAGGAGGCAAAGCGTAAGGCTGCCGAGGTATCTGCCAATGCTGCACGGCGGGCGGCGGATCGCGCGAGCGTTCTGTTCAAGCGTATGCCGGAGAAGGGTAAGAGCTCGTATCTGGATCGGAAGCAGATTGCTGGGTTTCGGGTGCGTTATGCACCCCGGTCAGGCGCGTTTCTGGTCCCCATGAGCAATGCCCGAGACCAGATTGTTGGCTTGCAGGTTGTCTACCCCAGCAAACAGGAAGCTACCGGGCGGGATAAGTCCTACTGGCCATACGGGATGTCCAAAGAAGGTGCTTTCCATTTAATAGGGCCAGAGCCAGAGCCAGGCATGCCTCTGCTGATTTGCGAGGGTTACGCGACAGGTGCCAGTTTGCACATGGCGACCTCGTTCGGGGTGGCCATAGCGTTTGATGCCGGTAATCTGTTGTGCGTGGCCAAGGTGATGCGGGAGCGCTTCCCGGGTCGCCCGATCATCATCTGCCGAGATGACGACTGGAAAACAAAACGCCCAAATGACGAGCCTTGGAATCCTGGTGAGGAGAAGGGGAGTAACGCGGCGCTTGTAGTCGGGGGGCAAGTTGTTGGTCCGGTCTTCTCCGGCGAGCGGCAAGATAAGTGGACTGACTTCAATGACCTGCACTGTGCGGAGGGATTGGAGGCTGTACGCCGTCAGGTGCTCGCTGTTGTTCAACCACCTGCAGCTGGTGGCTGGAAGGACCAATTAGCGCGTTCCGAAAGCGGTGCCTTGATCCCGCATATGCAGAACGTGGAATTGATTCTCGGCAACGATGAGCGCTGGGCTGGGGTCATCAGCTATAGCGCTTTCAGCTCGAAAATCGTCAAGTTGCGGGCCGCTCCGTATGGCGGAGGCACAGGGGATTGGGCCGATATTGATGACATGCGTGTGATGAAGTGGCTTGCCCAGGTTTATAACCTGCGAGTCAAGGCAACCAGTGTCATCGAGGCAGTGAGTGTGGTTGCCCATGACCATGCGTTTCATCCTGTGCGCGAATACCTGACAAAGCTTGAATGGGATCGTGTGCCACGACTTGAGCGTTGGCTAACTGATGTCATGGGTGTGGTGCCAAGCGAGTACGTGAAGAAGGTCGGGAAGCGCTGGTTGATCTCTGCTGTCGCGCGTGTCATGAGGCCAGGTTGCAAGGCCGACTCAGTGTTGATCCTCGAGGGCGCACAGGGTGCTGGTAAATCGACGGCAATGAGCATCCTGGGCGGTGAGTGGTTCATGGATACGCCATTTGCTTTGGGGGACAAGGATGGTTTTCAGGCCATACGCGGCAAGTGGATTGTTGAGTTGGGGGAGTTAGATAGCTTCAATAAAGCTGAAAGCACGAAGGCCAAGCAGTTCTTCTCGGCTTCCACCGATACGTACCGCGAAAGCTACGGCCGAAGAACAAACGATGTGCCTCGCCAGTGTGTTTTCGTGGGTACAACAAACCAGGAGGAGTACCTCAAAGACGCCACTGGAAACCGCCGCTATTGGCCGGTTGCATGTACGAAGGTTGAGTTGGAAGCACTCCGCGAGATCCGGGATCAGCTCTGGGCTGAGGCAGTTTTTTGCTACGAGGCTGGTGAAGCCTGGTGGGTGAGCCGCGATGAGTCCGCATTGTTTGGCGAGGCGCAGGACGACCGTTTTGTAGTAGACGAGTGGGAAGGTCTTATTTTGACCTGGCTGGAAGAGTCGCAGATAGGCGAAACCACCAGTGGTGGAGAGTTATTGGGCAATGCGCTGAAGCTGGACGCAGGTCATTGGGGGAAACCTGAACAGATGCGCGTCGGCGCGATCATGCATCGCATGGGGTGGAAACGAGAACGGATGTCTACGCTTTCGAAAAGTGGGCAACGGCAATGGGTTTACAGAAAACCAGCGAGTTGGGGCAGGGCATCAGCATTGGTTCTCGAGAGAATTGAGGAGCCTTGCTTCGATGATTAAGCGAATGGACGAGATGTTGAGGTTATGGGCTGAGGATTTGCATTCGCCGTTGCGGGCGAGCAGCGGGGCGGCAAGCAATATGATTGCCATGCTTATTGAGTGCAAAGGAGAGCTCATCCGTGGCACGCGGGGAAGCAGGGTGTTGTTAGATGAGTCTGCCGACATCGAGCTTATTGTGAACAAGCACTTGGCTCCCGAGCTGGCTTTGGTGGTGCGTGAGCACTATTGCAACGGTGAAAGCCTTCTTTCGCAGAAGATCACACACTGCGGGTGCAGCCGTAAAACGTACTATGACCGGCTGCACGAAGCGCATGAGTGCGTCCAAGCCATGCTGTGGGGCAAAGCAGCTTAATGATGGTTGCTCCCTGTGTGTCGTCCTACCTCGTCCCACTATGGCTATGCATAGCGGGACGGGGTAGGCCCCCGTTTTTGTTGCTGCGTCCCACCGTCCCACCACTAAACACTACATGCGCGTGTGTAGCGCAGCGCGGAGCATTACGCGCGTTTCGCGCGCCAGCGTGTTTTTAATATCTCTTTACGCGAGAAGTTGATTATTAAAGTAGGACAGTGGGACGAAGCCCTGTTTTCGGAGGGCTCAGACGTCCCACCTCTTTAGGGGTAGGTGGGACGGGGTGGGACGTCGTTCAAAAAGCGAATGCCGAATGAATGTGTTCGTCGGTATTCGTATGGCGTTCATGCTGTGTTGACTACATATTCGTCGGTGGCATTAAAACCGGCTTGCTGCCAGGAAATTCCACCTGTAAAAAGTAGTCATCTTCGATAGGTGCGACCACAGAGAGCGGTCAGCACCACATAAAAAACCCGGCCATTGCGCCGGGTTTTTTATTGCCATGACTATCTGGCCTCAAAATGAGCGCGAAGATACTTTTTGAAAAAATACGCCGTCCCCAGCAGCACCAGCATTCCAATCATTGCGATGTTGAGCGTGAGAACGGACATCAATGTGTATGGCTGGGCATTCGTGAATAGGAGGTACAGGCTGAAGGTATGGGTGCCAACGAGTGCTATCAGGCAGCACCACATTACTAAAACCTTTAGGTCTGTCAGGCGGTCGCTTGGGATCGTGTAGTAACCAATCACGCTTGTGAGGGTGAGGCTAATGATTTCTGGTGTTGTCATGTTGCACCACAGTTGAAATGGGGATGAGACCACCAGCCTAGAGGCCTCTACACAAGACAACAAACCAATATTCAGTCTCTTTTTTGAACTCTAGTTAATACATATATCGAGGATCGTGAAGACATGCCTAGCGAACATGAAGCCTTGGCAGAGATGCCACTCTGGATGGTTATCTTCCTTTCTCTGGTAGGCGGTATTTCCGGGGAGATGTGGAGGGCGGATAAGGCTGGAATAAGCGGATGGTCGCTGATCAGGAGGCTGGCGTTGCGTTCAGGGGCGTGTGTCGGATGTGGCGTATCCAGCACGATGTTGCTGTATGCCGCAGGCGTGTCAGTAGTGGCGGCGAGCGCGGTGGGCTGTCTAACCGCAATGGCAGGTGCCGACGTCGCCATCGGGTTGTACGAACGCTGGGCCGCAAAGCGACTGGGTATCAGCCAATCCTCGACTACCAGCGGCGGGCAGCCCTGAATGAGCCGGGGACCCTGGGGTAAGCCTAGGGATACGGGGCAGGAAACCCGCGGGATTTTGTTAGCGGGTGGTTCACCAGCTTAGTGAACTGAGTGAATTGGTGAACACCCCGGATTTATTAGGTGAACAGGACATTTCATCATGACCGTTATCAGCAAAACGGAGTTTGCGGCGCGGCGTGGCTGGGCGAAGTCTTACGTTTCCAAACTCGCCAAGCAGGACCGGCTGGTGCTGACCGACTGCGGCAAGATTGAGCTTGAGGCAACAGAGCTGCTACTCGCGTCATCCACCGATCCCAGCAAAGCAGCCGTCACCGCCCGGCATGAGCAGGATCGGATTGAGCGTAATGTGCATACCGAGCTGGCCATAGTCGCCGAAACACCTGCGGTGCTGCCGACCGGGAAGGCGCCGGACTTCCAGAGGGCACGTGCCCACCGCGAGTACTTTCTCGCTCAGTTGGCAGAGGCGGAATTTCACAAGGTCCAAGGCAACCTGGTCCAACGCGATGCCGTGGCCAAAGCAGCCTTCACTGCCGGGCGCATGCTGCGGGACCTAATGCTCGGATTGTCTCCGCAGTTAGCCCCGGAGCTCGCGTCCATGAGCGATCCGTGGCAAATCGAAAAACACCTGACGGGTACGTTTCGCCGAGTCTTTAACGACGCGGGGCGCATGAGCGCGGCCGATCTTGAACACGCCATGACACAGAGCTGACCCTATGCAACCTGGATACGCAGACGGTGCAGAGGTGTACCGCGAAGCGTATCTCCGAGGGCTGCAACCCGACCCAGATCTTTGGGTGGATGAGTGGGCCGATGAGTACATGCGCATTCCGCGTGACACCGGTGCCGCCGAACCTGGTCAATACCGGACTTCGCGCACACCCTATGCACGGGAACCCATGCGCTGTCTTTCCCCAGCACACCCCTGTAAACGTGTAGTCACCATGGTGGCTTCGCAGTTGATGAAAACCCAGATCGCGCTGAACTGGATCGGCGGCCTGATCCACATGGCTCCATCAAACATCCTGACACTGCTGCCAAGCCTAGGGCTTGCCAAGCGGGTGTCATCTCGGATCAGCAAAACCATCAAAGCTACGCCGGTGTTGCGTGAGCGTGTAGCGGCGAGCCGCTCCCGGGATGCTCGCAACACCATGGACACCAAAGAGTTTGAGGGTGGCTCTCTGTACGTGACCACAGCAGGCTCTGCCGCCAACCTTGCGGAGCTTTCAGCGCGGTACATCTACGGAGACGAAATAGATCGCTGGGAGGTCGATGTCGGCGAGGAGGGCGACCCAATCGAGCTGGCCGAGACGCGCGGGAGTACGTTTGGCCGCAACGCGAAGTTCTACTTTTCCAGCTCGCCGACGATCAAGGGTGCATCCCGGATCTCTGATTTATTCGAGTCGAGCGACCAGCGCTATTACTTCGTCCCGTGCCCCACATGCGGGTTCATGCAAACCCTCGAATGGGAACGTCTGCATTACTCGGCAGATTTCACCCTGGCGCATTACCAATGTGCCGGGCCTGAATGCGACGTGTTGATTGAGGAACACCAGAAAGGCGAGATGCTGGCCCGAGGCGAATGGCGAGCGACAGCAGTCGGCGACGGTGAAACGGCAGGGTTCAATTTGAACGCCTTGTATTCGCCGCTGGGCTGGATGGACTGGAGGTCGCTGGCGAAACAGTTCGAGAAGGCCAAAAAGGCTCAGGCCAAAGGCGACCTCGAACCCATGCAGGTGTTTTATAACACTCGTCTGGCAAAGGTCTGGGATAGCGCCCAAGAGCAAACCAAAGCCGATACGCTCAGGCAACGGGCTCGATTGGAAGACTTTGGTCTTGGCTCTATGCCTGCCGCTGTATTGATGATTACCGGTGCCGTCGACGTGCAGGCCAACCGCCTGGAGTTTATGGCGATGGGCTGGGGCGTGGGCATGGAGCGCTGGATCGTTGATTACCAGATAGTTTCTGGTGACCCCGCTGATGAACGCACCTGGGCGGCGTTGGATGAATTGCTTAAGACGCGGTACCGGCATCCTTCAGGTGTTGGGTTAGGTATTCTCGCAACGGCTGTCGACTCAGGCGGCCACCACACCGACGAGGTTTATCAGTTCTGCCGCGTGCGGCGCTGGCGCAATGTGTTTGCGATCAAAGGTGCCAGCAAGCCCGGTCGGCCGGTGATTGCCCAGCGGCCGTCAATGGTCGACGTAACCTGGAAGGGCCAGACCGAACGCAATGGTGCCGAGCTATGGTTCGTCGGTACTGACACCGCTAAGGACTGGATCTACAACCGGTATCCGTTCGAGTCCGGGCCGGGCGCTTTGCACTTTGCCAACGACCTGCCCGACGACTTCTTCGATCAATGTGTAGCGGAACGTAAGGTTGCTCGTTACGTTCGCGGCCACAAACGGATCGAATGGGTCAAAGGTAAGGCCGAACGCAACGAAGCACTCGACCTGATGGTGTATTGCCTGGCGATGGCGCATTACCTGGGCCTAAACCGTTACAAGGAACACGACTGGGAACGGGTCCGTCAGGCGCTGGCTCAGTCGGGGTTGTTTGACGACGCGCCGAGCATCAAGCCAGTTCAGGGCGTGCGTGTCAGCACCGCGGCTCCGTCCACATCTGCTGCAGCGTCTCAACCGGTCTCGCACCCTATGACACCAGCAACTAAGCGTCGCAGCTCCAGCAGCGGCTATTTGAAACGAAGGTAGTTACGACGAGAGCCCTACCAACGGGCTAATGAGTCGAGCACCGATGCCTAACGCTTCAGAAACCAGACTACGCATCGTTTCTTTGGCTTCTTCTTGGAGGGCATCTGTAATCCGATCACCCAAGGATGGACCGCCAACGAGACTGGAAGGTGTTGCCTTCAGAACTTCCAGACCTTTCGCTGTTAACACCGCGTCCAGCAACCCAAGGCTGATCACTTGACCAGAAATATAACCAGCATCTCGGAGCCATAAAATCGTCGCTTCAACGAAAGCAGATTCCGTTACATAAGCATCCACCACGAACTCCCCTTCGTTCCATGCTTCTGGCATCACGTCGAAATCGCTCAACCTCACACGCATGGGAAAGCTTGCGTAAAGGTGGGCAAAAATTCGTCCGGTGTATTCGTCAAATCGATCAATGTTTGATGTGGTCATGTGTGTACCTGCGTTCAAAGAGGGCGTCCGAGATTAGCCATATCTCCCATCCCGCTCCAACCCCATCGGCAACAATTCAGTGGAACTCGCGAATGTCATTCACCCAAAAGCACCTCGCCGCAGTCGAGACGGCCATCGCTCGCGGCGAGAAAATCGTGCGCTACACAGACCGCACAATTGAATACCGCACCGTCGACGAATTGCTTAAGGCCCGGGAAGAAATTCGCAATTCGCTGATCAACGCTGCGGGCCCACGCTCTCGGGTGGTGAGGTTGTACCACGGAGGCAAAGGCATCTAATGGCGCGTCACTATCCAACGCTGACCCGTAATGGATTCGTGCTGCCGTCGAACATCAAAGCCAGCTACGAAGGTGCAGGAGAGGGCCGTCGATCCTCTGGCTGGGATGCTCCAGACAACGGCATCAACAGCATCAACACCCCCGCACTGCGTAACTTGCGCGCACGTTCACGGGCTGCGGTGCGCAACGATCCTTATGCCTTCAACGTCATCGACAAGAGAGTCAGCAACCTGATCGGAACCGGCATCACGCCGAGGCCGAAAACTGAAAACGCTGAGTTGCGCAAGCTGCTGCAGGATCTCTGGGATGACTGGGTAGACGAATCGGATGCCGACGAGCACACGGACTTCAACGGCCTTCAGGCTTTGGTTGCTCGTACAGTTGAGACATCGGGTGAATGCTTTGTCCGACTGCGTCCACGCAGCCTGGATGAAGGGTTGGCCGTTCCGCTCCAGCTGCAAGTGCTTGCACCGGAGTTCGTACCCCACGACAAGTACGAGACTACCCGCACGGGCAACATCATCCGAGCGGGCATTGAGTTCACTCCTGCTGGTAAGCGCGAGGCATTCTGGATGTACCTGTCGCACCCGCGCGATGCGTCATCGGTGAACGCCGGTTACAACCAACTGGTGCGGGTGCCCGCGTCTCAGGTGCTGCACATCTTCGAACCGGTAGAACCTGGCCAACTGCGCGGCGTCCCGCGTCTGTCGCCGGTGCTCAAACGCTTGCGCAGTCTGGACAACTACGACGATGCGGTGTTGTTCCGCCAGGAGGTCGCGAACCTTTTCGCAGGTTTCATTAGTCGCCCGGCACCTGATTCTGGCCCCGTGCCTCGGGATCCGGTTACCGGCCAGCCCTTGGACTTTGATCGTGACGGCTTCACGCCCATGGTCGCGCTGGAACCCGGCACCATGCAGGAGTTGGGGCCAGGTGAAGAGGTCGAGTTTTCAAAACCGCCCGACGCAGGGAACAACTACCCAGACTTCATGCGACAGCAATTGATGGCAGCGGCGGCGGGTACCGGCACGCCATACGAAATCCTTACCGGGGATATGCGCGAGATCAATGACCGGGCACTGAGAGTGGTGCTCAACGAGTTCAGGCGTCGATTGGAACAACTGCAGTTTGGCGTCTATGTACACCAGCTCTGTCGTCCGGTGCGTGCCGCGTGGATGGACATGGCTGTGCTATCCGGAGCGTTGGTACTGGCTGATTACGCCAAACGCAGGCGCGAATATCTGCGCACGCGGTGGGTGCCGCAAGGTTGGGCCTACATCCAGCCTGTTCAGGATGTACAAGCGCGCCGCCTGGAAGTGCAGGCGGGCTTTGCCTCGCGTAGCGAAATGGTTCTGCGTACCGGCTACGACGCTGAAACCGTCGATGCCGAGAATGCCGCAGACCTCGAAAGAGCCACTGGCCTTGGCTTGAATTACCGGACTCACGACCCCTACGAGCCAGCGGTCGACAAGGAGCAACCATGAGCAATACAGCGCAGCCGCGCATTTATAACCGAGCAGGTAAGCAGGTGCCGGTGCAGGATAAAACCTGGTACGCGCTTCACGCTGAAGGCGAAGCCGCCGAGCGAGTGATCGAGGTGTTTGTCTATGGAGAAATTGGCGGATGGGGCATCACAGCCAATCAATTCATTCAGGACCTGCGCGCCATAGACGACGGGGTATCGCCCGTGATCGCAGCATTCAATAGCGTCGGCGGGGACCTCTTTGACGGCCTGGCGATGCATAACGCCCTGTCACGGCTTGGCGACCGTTGCACTGGCCGTGTCGATGCTTTAGCTGCCAGTGCGGCGAGTGTCGCCGTCTGCGGCGCACATCGGGTGGTCATTGCATCCAACGCCATATTGATGATCCACAACCCGTGGACCTATGCGGCAGGAGACGCCGAGGCTTTCCGCAAAGTGGCCTCAGTGCTTGATCAGACCATGGAAGCCATCATCGCCGCATACAAAGCTAAAGCTCCTGACATTAATGAGGTTGAGCTGCGGCAACTGGTGGCCGCTGAAACCTGGCTCACTGCAAATGAAGCCGTGGCGCTGGGGCTGGCTGATGAAGTGGGCGAGGGCATCACCGTCAAGGCCTGTCTGGGTCAAGGTGCCGTGCTGCAGCGTTACCAACATGCGCCACCTGATTTGCTGGCGCAGCTTGATGGGCCCGCCGAGGTAGATCCAGAACCTGAGGACGATTCAGTAGTTGATGCAGCCAGCCTGGCGCTGATGATTACTCAACGTTGCACAGAGGCGGGTATTAGCAACCTGATAGAACCGCTGCTCAACTCTACGAAGCTGGAAAGCGCAGAGGTCGTACAGGCTGGCCTGAGTAGGGCAAAGGCCATACATGACCTCTGCGTCGCGGCACGTTTGCCGGAATTCACCGCCGAGTATGTCGCTGCCGGCCTGGATTCAGCAGCCGTTCGGGCGCGCCTATTCGACAAGCTGGTTGGCAGCGGCAAGGGCTTCGAAATCGACAATAGCCTGCCAATGGACGTTGACCCGGCAATGAGAGTCCAGGCGAAACAGCCCGATCCCCCATCGATCTGGGCCGCTCGCCAAGCGGCTCAATCTGCAGCCGCATACGGCACGAAAGGAGTGCGACCATGAACATCAAAAAAGAGCCGGTTCACGCGGGTGAGTTTCTATTGTCCGAAGGGGCAGGGAGCATTTCACGGGAATCCATAAATGTGGCGGCGGGTGCTGCGCTAGAGCCAGGACAGGTCCTCGGTCTTGTCTCGGCAACGGGTGAATTTGCGCCGTATTCACCGGCTGCCGAAGATGGCAGCGAGACCGCTGTAGCGATTCTGTTCGGCCCGTTAGGCGAGTCGGATGTTGTCCGACGCGGTCGCGCGGTCGTGCGGCTAGCGGAAGTCAGCGAAGGGCATCTTACAGGCCTGGACCCGGACGCAGAGAAAGCGTTGGCCGGTCACCACCTAATCGTTCGGTAGATCGAGCATTCGCGTAGCCACCCCGCCCTGAGCGGGGTTTTTCATTTCTGGAGTATCTCTATGGCTGATATCGCCATTTTTGACGATGAAGCATTCAGCGTCACCTCGCTTACCGCTGCACTCAACGATCAGCCTTATCTGCCTGGGCGCATTAGCAGCCTCGGTTTGTTTCGCGAAGAGGGTGTTACCACCCTGACCGTGCAGATCGAAAAGGACGGCGACACCTTAGCCCTCGTTCCTGCAGGCGAGCGGGGTAGTTCAGGGCTGGTGGTTGGGGCTAGCAAACGCATGCTGATTCCCTTCAACACAGTCCATCTGCCTGAACGTTTCACCATCAAGGCAGATGAGATTCAGGGTATACGGGCATTTGGTACTCGTACCGAGCTGCAGGCGGTTCAGGATGTGGTCAACTCCCGTCTGGCCAAAGCACGCCGCCAATTGGATGCCACCCACGAATTTCAGCGCATGGGCGCGCTGAACGGCCTTGTCCTGGATGCCGACGGTAAAACCCCATTGCTTAACCTCTACGACCGTTTCGGCGTGGAACGTCAGACGCTGTCCATGGGGTTAAGTGATCAGAACACTAAGCTGCGTGTTAAATGCGTTGAAGCACTAGACATGCAGGAAGACGCGCTTGGCAGCATCACCAGCAGTGGTGCCCGAGCTTTCTGCGGGAAGAACTTCTGGAGCAAGTTGATCGTCCACAAGTCTGTCGAAGATACTTACCTGAACAGTCAGCAGGCGGCAGCCCTGCGCGGTGACGCCCGGGAAAGCTTCGAATTCGGTGGCATTACTTGGGAGCGCTACCGGGGCAAAGTAGCCGGGATTTCATTTGTCCATGACGACAAGGCCCATCTCGTGCCTGAAGGTGTCCCAGATCTGTACATTTCTGCGTTCGCCCCAGCCGACTACATGGAGACGGTCAATACCCAGGGCATTCCGTACTACAGCAAAATGGAGCCGCTCCCTTTCAACAAAGGTATCGCGGGTGAAGCCCAGTCAAACCCGCTCCATATTTGTACTCGGCCACGCGCCCAGATCCTGTTGGAGATCTGATCATGGGCTTTCGTGATCTTGTGGCTGACATCGATGGCACCGTATTCGAGACCTTGGGTGACTCCGGATCTATTGAAGGGCGCAAGGTGCTGGGCATGTTCTCGGCTCCTTGGTTGCAACCCAGCTTCGGACGTTTGAACACTGGGTTGCGCGAGCCTACCTTCATGATCCGCGTGGTTGATGCAGAAGGTGTCGATAAAGGGCAGAGCGTGACTATCGATCTGCCTGACATGGACGGCGGGGGTGAATACACCCTCGTCCGGGCTGAGCCTGATGGCGCTAGCCAGGTTGCTCTGGTCTTGAGGCTCAAGCCATGAGCGTCGGTTCGCTCTACAAGACGTCGGCCAAAAGCGGGCTGATTACTCTGCAAACCTCGAATGCGGATCTCAAGGCGTTCAGTGAGTTCGCCAAGGTGATGCCCAAGGCGGCGGCCAGCGCTCAGCGGCGCGCGATCAACAAGACGTTAGGGTGGCTCAGGACCCATATCGCACGTGCCGTGGGACGCAAAGAGGGCATTGCCATGCGCGCGGTTCGTCAGCGGTTGAAGGCGTATCCAGTCAAAGCCGGACAGCAACAAGGCAAGCTTTGGTTTGGTATCAACCCTCTTGAAGCGAGCCGAACAGGGCGGGCACGCCAAACACAATCGGGGGTTTCCGTTGGGCGTCGACGCTACAGCGGGGCGTTCTACAAACGGGTGTATGGCGCAAATCCCGATATCTGGATCCGCACGGCCAGCAAGCATTTCTCGGCCAGCGATTACCCCAACAGCGACGTGTCTGGCGCAAGTGGTCCCAGCTCTGGCTGGATCACCGAGCACGGGAGCCGATTCCCACTGGCTAAGGCGAAGCTGTCGCTTGAAGACGTTCGGCCATTGTTCGATACCTGGACACGCCGCGCTGATGCCAGGCTGTTGGACATCCTCAAACAGGAATTGAACTTCGAGTTGCAAAAGTACCTGCGAGGTAGCGCCAGTGGATGAACCACTTACTCTGGATATATTGTTTTCGACCATTGAACAGAAGATTGGCGAACAATTGCCGGGGCTGGAAACCGTTGCGACCTGGCCGGATGTTCGAGACCGTGTTGCACTGCCCGCTCTATTTTTGGAACTGGCCGAGCTGGAGCCCGGGAACGATCCGGGGAATGGGCGTGTGGGGCTGGTTTGTCGCTTCGAAGCCTATCTGATCGTCGCCTCGGAACTGCCCCGGCATCACCATCAGGCAGCGCAATTGGCTGCACAGCTGGCCGTGCTGTTGCGTGCGCAGTACTGGGGGCTGGATGACGTCGACGCGGCTGATTTTGTACAGTCAGGGCCAGACTGGTCCAAGCCAGAGCTAGACGGGTACACCGTCTGGAAGGTCGAGTGGGTCCAGCAGGTTTATCTCGGCGTTGAGCAATGGCCCTGGTCCACCGAGCTCCCTTCATATTTAGATCCGCGAGAAGACCTTGTACTCATCGATGTGGAGGCAGCATGAGCCGCGAAGCACTCGCCGAGCATGACCGTATGATCGCAGCACTTGTGATGCCTGGGCATGTGGTGGCGGTGGATGCCATCGCGGGTAGGGTGCGCATTAAGTCGCTTGAATGGGTCAGCCCTTGGGTGCGCTGGCACAGCCAGGCGGCTGGAAAGGCCAGACACTGGCGAGTCCCCAGCATCGGCGAGCACGGAACCCTGATCAGCCCTAGCGGCGTACCTTCGTTAGGGCGCTTCATACCGGGACTGTATAGCGATGCCGGGCCGCAGCCCGACAATCGCGATCATGTAGAGGTCTGGCGTTTTGACGATGGTGGCTCGCTCATCTACGACTGGGCAGGCAAAACCTACGAAATCACTCTTCCAACAGGGACTGCCACCATCAAAGTCGGGGGTTCGACATTGACCGTTACGGACAGCGCTGTAATCGTTAAGTCATCGTTGATCAAGCTGGATGGCGCGACTGAAATTGGTGGGACCTTGAAAGTAAATGGCGACATCACTGGCTTAGGCAAAATCACCGACACCGGTGGCAATACACCGAACCATATCCACTGACACATCCTTCCAACCCGGCCCGCCTTGAGCGGGCTTTTTTATGCCCGGAGGCAAGCAGATGGCTGTCAAACAAGCTGCCGAGAAACAAAGTGATGAAGGCGATATTACCCATGGCGCACTACCCAGCGTGGTGGTCATGGCTGCGGCGATTTTTCGCGATAAGCAGTACACCTCAAGAACATTGATCCTGCCCGATGGCGCAGTGGTGCAGGTAGCAAAGGGGCAGATCACGGCGGACACCCCTGAGTTGCTGGCATACCTCAGCGACCGTAAGGATTTCGAGCGCTTGCTGGAGTGACTTAAATGATTGGAATGGACCGACGTACCGGTCGGCCTATTACCGGCTTTGATCATCTGCGGCAGTCCATCGAGGACATTCTATCGACCCCGTTAGGCAGTCGCCGGATGCGTCCAGAGTACGGCAGCAACCTACGCCGTTATGTGGACTTGCCGGTTAACGAAGGCTGGAAAGGAGCCGTGCAGGCCGAAGCTGCCAGGGCGCTTGGCCGTTGGGAGCCTCGAGTAAAAATCACCAGCATCAAGGCCGTGGCATTACTTGAAGGCAAGATCAGCTTACAACTCGTTGCGGAGTATCAGGGCGAAAGCAAGATATTGGAGGTGTCTGCATGAATATCGTAGACCTGTCCTCACTCCCTGCTCCGGATGTTCTGGAGTTACTCGATTTCGAAGCGATCTACGAAGAAGAGCTGGCGAACTTTCGACTACTAATGGGGGATGACTGGAACGCAGAGCTGGAGAGTGATCCGGTCGTAAAACAGCTGGAGCTGGCGGCCTACCGGAAAATGGGTAATCGGGCGCGAGTCAATGATGCAGCCAAGGCGCTGATGTTGGCGTTCTCCAAGGGAGCAGATCTCGATCATCTGGGGGCGCGAGTCAATCTGCGGCGTTTGGTGGTACGGGCACAAGACCTGACGACAGTGCCCCCCACAGCAGAGGTGCTTGAAGAGGATGAACCTTATCGCGAACGTATTCAGATGTGTTGGGAAGGGCTTAGCACGGCGGGGCCACGCAACAGTTACATCCTGCATGCGCGCAACGCGTCCGGGATGGTCGCCGACGCGACGGCAGAAAGCCCTTCACCCGCAGTTGCGGTCATCACTGTGCTGAGCCTTGAGGGCGACGGCACGGCCGATGCGGCTTTGCTGGATACAGTTCTTGCAAATCTGAGTGACGAAAACGTCCGGCCCATTGGTGACCGGGTGACGGTGCAGAGTGCTGAAATCATTCCCTACTCGATTGAGGCTGTCATCCACCCGGTCGGAACCGGTTCTGAGAACGAGGCGGTATTGGCCGAGTGCCGGTCCCGTCTTGCTGCCTGGATCAATCCGCGTCGGCGTCTTGGCATCGAGGTGCCGCGTTCTGCTGTTGATGCTCGATTGCACATCAGCGGAGTTAGGCGCGTCGAACTACCGGGGTGGCGGGACCTTGTTCCAACGAAAGCTCAGGCTGCCTTCTGTACGTCGTACCGCGTGACGTTGGGAGGATGACATGAACAGTCTTCTACCAGTCAACAGCACCAAGCTGGAGCGGGCTATCGAAGGGGCGACGGCCGAAGTAACTCCGGCACCCTTGCGCTCCCTATACGACCCGTTGACCTGTCCAGCACCGCTGTTGCCGTTCCTGGCCTGGGAGTGTTCGGTAGACCGCTGGGTTGATACGTGGCCCGAAGGCGTGAAGCGCGCGGCCATTAGCGCCTCGTATTACGTCCATAAACACAAGGGCACGATTGGCGCGATACGTCGTGTCGTCGAGCCTCTGGGATATCTGGTCAAGGTACTGGAGTGGTGGCAGACAGTGCCGCAAGGCGTTCCTGCTACTTTTGCTCTGGAAGTCGGCGTGCTTGAGACCGGCATTACCGAGGAGATGTATCGCGAGCTGGTGTGGTTGATTGAGGACGCGAAACCTCTTACCCGTCATCTGACAGGGCTAGCAATCAGCCTTGAAACCACGGGCGCTTTGCACCTCTCCGCATGCCTGTATGAAGGGGACGAAATCGACGTTTATCCCCCGCAACCGCGTGATATCGAAGTCGCGGGCTGGTTTGCCCTGGGCAGCCGTGAAACTTCTATTGATACTTTGGATGTCTTCACATGATTAACCAAAACTCACAATTCTTCGCGATTCTGACAAACATCGGAGCCGCCAAGCAGGCGAATGCCGACGCACTGGGTGTGCCGTGGAAGATCAGCCATATGGCCATTGGGGATGCAAATGGTTCGGACCCAATCCCTGGCGCTGCACAAACAAAGCTGATCAACGAGGTGCGCCGGGCACCGCTGAATCAGTTGAAGGTGGATCCGGCCAACCATGCGGTGATCATCGCTGAGCAGGTCATACCGGCAGACGTAGGGGGCTGGTGGATTCGTGAAATCGGTCTGTTTGATAGTGACGGCGATCTGGTCGCTGTAGCCAACTGTGCGCCGTCGTTCAAGCCTTTGCTGGTTCAGGGCTCCGGTCGTACGCAGGTTGTGCGGTTGAACATCGTGGTCAGCAATTCCGACAACGTTGAACTGAAAATCGACCCATCAGTGGTCTTGGCTTCTCGCGCCTACGTCGACGCAGCCATTCTTGAGGTGCTGCCCAAAAACAAAACAGCGGGCACTTTCAACCGCGTCAAGGTCAGCGACCGGGGCATTGTACTGTCCGGCGATAACCCTCGAACGCTGGAGGGCCACGGTATTGAAGACGCTTTTACCAGAAAACAAATCAATCAGCTTCTGGCGTCGCGCGCGTTACTGAATGATCTGCCCTATAGGGGCTTTGTCGCCTGGACGGTGGCGGGGGTCTATGAGTGGACGGTACCACCTCATGTCACGAAGGCTTATGTCGTCGTCACTGGCGGGGGTGGTAGCGGGCGAAACAGTGAGATTTTTGGCCCGGGTGGCGGGGCTGGTGGTGTCGCTGAAGATCTGGTGACCTTGGTCCCGGGCACGATGATAAAGATCACTGTCGGCAGGGGCGGGGCTGGAGTGCCTTACAATGGAACGGGTGGTGTAGGGCTTCCCGGCTCAAGCTCGTCATTTGGGACATTCATGTCAGCCACCGGTGGTACTGGCGGCGATTCCAGTGGTGGCGGCGGGAGAAGTGGAACAGGCAGCGGTGGCAGGCTCAATTATGGCTTGGGTGATGGGCAAACTGCCGGTCGCTTGTACAAAAATACATATGGCTTTCCCGGCAGTGGCGGTGGAGCTGGCGGTGCGGGCGTCGCAGTTGACGCTTTTGAGGTTGGCCAAACCCCGATCAGAAACGGGCAGGGCCCGGGTGGCGGTGGTGCAGGCCGTATGGATAACGGAGGTGTATCGGGTGCCGGCCACGCAGGTAGCGTAACAGTGAGGTATTGATCCATGTGGGCACATGTTGAAAACGGTCGTGTCATTGAGCTGACCGACACCGACCCTGAGGGACGCTATCACGCGTCTTGGATTTGGGTGCCTTGCCCTGAGTCTGTAGGTATTGATTGGTCCCACGCGGGTGGTGTTTTCTCGCCGCCACCGGCACTCAGTCTGGAGGCCCTCGCGGCTGCGGAAAGAGTTTGGCGCAACGGCGAACTGGCGAGTCACGAATGGTGGGTTACACGCCATCGTGACGAGCAGGCCATAGGCGGGGCCACCACTCTTTCCAGTGAGCAATTTTCCGAGTTGCTCGCCTATCGCAAACAGTTACGTGACTGGCCTCAAGGCCAGGGCTTTCCCAAGAGCAAAGGTCGCCCGACGGGGCCTGCGTGGTTGGAAGCAGCCGAAGCTGCCTGATCCCACATTCGGGGCTGCGCTTCACAAACAACAAAGACATCACCACAAACCCCGCTTGGCGGGGTTTTTTTATTTCTGGAGAAAGCTTGTATGAGCACCGATTTTTTTCACGGTGTCACGGTCACGAATCTGGACATCGGAGCACGGACCATTTCGCTGCCGTCGACGTCGATCATCGGGCTTTGCGATACCTTCACATCGGGACCTCTGGCCAAGGGCACACCGACCGCGACGGCCAATGAGCTGAAGCTGATTACCAGCGAGCGAGAAGCTATCGCCGCCTGGGGCGCTGATGCGGCAATTACCAAGGCCTGTCAGGCGATCTACGCCCGAGCCAAGGCCGTCATCGTAGGCTGCGGTGTCGCCAAGTTAGAAGGGGCAGCTGCGCAAACATCTTCAATCATCGGCGGGGTTCTGGCAGACGGTCAACGTACCGGTATGCAAGCGCTGCTGGATGGCAAGAGCAAGTTCAATGCCCAGCCCCGATTGTTGGCCGCACCCGGTCATTCTTCAACTCAGGCAGTAGCCACGGCGATGGATGGTCTGGCAGGAAAACTGCGCGCTATCGCGATCATCGATGGCCCCAACACCACAGACGAAGCCGCCATTGCGTACGCCAAGAATTTCGGCAGTAAGCGCGTCTTTATGGTTGATCCTGGTGTGCAGTATTGGGACACGACCTCAAATGCCACGGTAGACGCCCCTGCATCGGCTTACGTGGCAGGACTGTTCGCCTGGACTGACAGCGAATACGGATTCTGGGCTTCGCCGTCGAACAAAGAGTTTGTCGGTATCACCGGTACGACTCGCCCAATTGAGTTTCTGGACGGCGACAAAACCTGCCGGGCCAATCTACTCAACAAGTCCAACATCACTACGATTATCCGTGATGAGGGGTACCGCCTCTGGGGCAACCGCACCCGCTCAAGCGATCCGAAATGGTCATTCGTCACCCGAGTGCGAACCATGGATATCGTCATGGACGCGATCCTCTATGGGCACAAGTGGGCCGTTGACCGATCGATAACCAAAACCTACATCAAGGACGTGACCGAAGGGCTGCAGAACTTCATGCGCGACCTGAAAAACCAAGGCGCGGTGATCAACTTCGAGGTTTACGCGGACCCTGAGCGCAACACCGTCAGCCAGTTGGAACAAGGCAAGGTGTATTGGGTGATCCGTTTCACCGACGTGCCGCCTGCGGAAAATCCGAACTTCCTCGTCGAAGTCACAAATCAATGGCTGACAGAAGTGCTGGACAGCAAAGGCTAAGGAGGCCGCACGATGATTCCGCAAACGCTTTTTAACACCAACCTATTCGTCGACGGCATCAACTTCAGCGGAGATGTGCCGGAGCTGTCCTTGCCGAAAGTGACGGTAAAAACGGAGGGCTACCGTGCCGGTGGCATGGATGCCGAAATCGATGTGGACACAGGGCTGGAAAAGCTTGAGTGCTCATTCGCTACCAACGGCGTGCGCAAAGAGGCCCTGAAGTTCCTCGGCCTGGCTGACGGTACCGCCTTCAACGGCTCTTTTCGTGGCTCCTTCAGGGGCCATAAAGGAAGTTTCGTCGGCGTCACCGCTACGATTCGCGGCATGCTCAAGGAGGTCGATCCAGGCAGCTGGAAGCCCGGCGACAAAGCCGAGTTCAAATACAGCGTCGGGGTTGCCTACTACAAACTCGAAATTGACGGCAGCGTCATGTACGAAATCGATCCGGTCAACGCTGTGCGTGTAATCAATGGTGTCGACCAGCTCATTCAAATGCGAAACCAGCTTGGCCTGTAAGGGGGATAAATGAACATTCAAGTTAACGCGAAGGCTTACCCGAATGGGCTGCCTAAATGGCTGGTTGTCACCGATGCCGGTGCAACTGTCTCCCTGTCCACGCCCAAGGAAATGAACGGCATGAAGGTCGACAAAATCACCCTGCGCTCACCGACCGTAAGGGAGGTAAGGGCGTGTCAGCAGGCACATCCCAACGACGACCTGGCCGTTGATGCCATGCTGTTTGCCAGCCTCGCCGAGATTGGTGAAAAGGATCTGATGAACCTCACGCTAAAGGACTATGAGCGTGTGAAAAGTGGTTACTTTTGCTTGGTCAGCGAAGACGAGATTTGACCCTTCACTGTTGCGGCAACTGGCAAAGCGCATGGCCAGGGAAACGGGTTTCTCCTTGGCTGAGATAGAAACGATGCCGATTTTCGATATGTGGTGGTGGCTACGGGACTAAGCCGCTTTGCCCGTGGGCATTGATCAAGGGGCGATGAAATGGCGAGGGAATTAGCGCTAGGGCTGGTGATTGGCGGCGCGGTGAGCCGATCTGTTGGGGCTGCTTTCAAGGATGTCGAGGGCAGGGTTAAACGCCTGGAGTCGACGGCTGGTAAAGCTAAGGTGCTGCAATCGGTGATCGGCGAAACCAAGCGTCTGCAGGATGAGTGGCGCAAGGCTCACTTGAGTGGTGCGGCCACCGCTGAAGGGTTACGGCGCAAGCTCGATGCCAATCTTGAAAGCTTGCGGCGTCAGGGCGTTGAGGTCAGAAACCTTGGCAAAGCCTACGAGCAAGCGGGGCGTCAGGCCCGGTCGGCTGAACTCAAGTCGACCGGGCAAGGCCAGTTGAAAGCGGGCGCTACAGGGCTGCGCAACACCGCCATGGCCACTGGCGCGGCGGCCGCCACGATGATCGTACCGACCAAAGTCAGCGCTGAGTTCGGGGCGGTAATCCGAGACATCGCCATCAAAGCGGGTGTGGCGGGTACTGATGAAGAAAAGCAGATGGCCAACACCATCGTCGGCACCTCCCGGGAGAACGGGCTGGCGCGCAACGAGGTGGCGGAAATCGTCAATGCGCTGGTAGGGGCCGGTATGGACCTCAAGCAAGCCATGGATTATGCCCCTGTAGCGGCGAAGTTCGTCGTCGGACAGGGGGCCGATGGCACGGCTACGGCCAAGATGATCAATGCCTTGGGGCAAAACGCCAAAATCACTGATCCCAAGGACATGCAAAAGGCGCTTGAGGCGATCGCCTTTCAGGGGCAGGCGGGCAGTTTTGAAGCTGCTGACATGGCTAAGTGGTTCCCTGAGTTATTGTCGCAAATGGCAAACATGGGGATTACCGGAACAGATGCTGTAGCACAGCTGGGCGCAATGCTTCAGGTCCAGATGAAAACTGCCGGCAGCTCCGACGAGGCTGCGAACAACCTCAAAAACTGGATTGGCAAGATCGGTTCAAGTGATGTCGTGAATGCCTACAAGGATGCGGGCATCGACTATCAGCAATCGATGCGCGGCGGCATGCAAAAAGGCATGTCGACCCTCGAAGCCAGCTTTGCGCTCGCGCAAAAATACGTTGAAGCCACGGACCCGGCAAAGGCTGCTGAAATGGCCAAAGCCATGGCCACGATCAGTAAGGAAGCCGACCCGGCCAAGGCAAAGGCCATGATGAACGCCTTTGAGGAATCCATGCGTACCGGCGACCTGTTCACCGACATGCAGGTCAAGGCGGCGCTCACGGCCTACATGCAGAACAAGGACCTATACAACAAACTCAAAAAAGACTCGGGCAACGCCTCAGGGATTCTGGACAAGAACCTAAACGAGCGGCGCGACGGATCTGCACAGAAGTGGAAAGAAACCGGGCAGGCCATGAATGATGCCTTGCGCAGCGCAGGAGATGCGATCCGACCACTGACAGACAAGCTGTCGACCGGCTTGACCGCAATTGCGCAGGGCGTCAGCTCAATCAGCGACAAGGCTCCCGCGCTTGTCACCGGGCTGTTGGGGGCCGGTGCAGCAATTGCCGGTATCAGCGCTGCTCACAACAGTATCAAAATCGTCAAAGGCCTGAGGAACATCGGGCGTAGCACACTCCTGGGGAACCCCAACCTCGTACAGAAAGTCGCGGTGGTCAATGGCTTAGGCGGGGGTGGTCCCGATCTGGGTGGCTCCCGAGGAAAGTCCAAGGGCAAGCGTGGGTGGCGGCGCGGCAGCGCGGTGGGCAGCAAGTCGGCCGTGAGCGAATCGGCAACCAAACCGCGAATGCGCGTGCATGCCGGTGGAGGGGCTGTTGTGAGCTCCAAGCCGCTGAGTAGTTGGAAACCTCCAATCACAACGCCCAGAGCACCCTTGGCAGGAAGTGCGTCAGTAGTACCGACTGCCTCCGGCGCTGGTCTGAGTCGCCTTAGTGGTCTCGGTAAAGGCAGCTTACCCGGCGTGTTGTTCGAGGGAGCGATTGACGCTAAAGATGTTTTTGATAATGCCAAAACCCGGGACGAGAAAGCCGAGGGTTATGGCCGTGCTGGCGGCGGTGCTGCCGGTGCGTTGGCGGGGGCTGCTGCCGGTGCGGCCATTGGATCGGTGGTGCCCATCATCGGCACAGCCATCGGCGCGATGATTGGCGGCGCGCTGGGTAGCATGGGCGGCAAATCACTGGGCGGTGTGATCGGTAAGTCGCTGTTTGGCGGCCCGGAGGTAGTGACCAACACTTCGGCTCCGGTTACGCCATTGCTCATGAAGGATCGCCCAGGACCCGCGGTGCCGAGTCTTGAGAGCATCGCGACGTCATTCAGCCCTACCGGTCCGCTTGTTACGCGTCACGCGTCGTCTGCCATGCCCGGTTTGGCGGACGTGTCGAACTCTCTCAAGGCCGCCGATAGGGGATTACCGGAAGTGACACTGGCAGCCGCTGCCAAGACACCACCACAGAAAAGGGCCGCGCCAAAGATCGATCAGAAAATCACCCTGTCGCCGACGTTCCACATTCTGGTTCAGGGCGATGCCAAAGATCCGCGCGAGCTGGTAGCCCAGATGATGCCGGAGATCGAGCGCAACCTCGCCAACTCCGCGCAGCAGATTGCGCGGCGGAATATGACCGATGAACCTGTGTTTTAAGGGGGTGATATGACATACATGGAAAGCGCGCAGGCGGGCCTCAAGTCCATGGTTCAGGCGGGGGAGGCCGGGCGCAAGAGCATGGACGGCATGCTTGGGCCACTCAATAGTGCAATTGGTGACATGACCGGTGCAGCGGACGAGCTGGAGGGTATTCCCTTTGTAGGGCCTGCCATTGGTGCCAAGCTGCAACGGATCACCGGTGTCGTAACCATGGCACAGTCCAAGATTGGTCAGGCCGCTGCTACCTATGGCAAGGCAACCCGGGCAGCGACTGCGCTGCAAGAGCGCGTCAGCGACTTGGGCAAGCAGACTGCCCGCTTCAAAAGCGCGGTCAATACCGTGGCGGCCAAGATCAACTCAAGAGGTGGGTCGTTATTCTCGACTGCCGATATCGCGCCAAACGGGACACCGGTGCCGGAGGCGGTGAAGCCTTTCCCGCACCTGCTGATTATGCAGCCGCTGACACCGAATACCGCGCCGTATTTCTTCAACCTTGATACAGCGGCTTTCGACGAACTGAACCGCACCACAGCATTTCGCTGGGCCAGCCAAGAGCGCTTGACCCGCCGTCCTGCGCAGCAAGCGGTGGGTATGGGGGAGGAGAAGATCACCATCAAGGGTGCGATCTTCCCAAGTTTCAAGGGTGGTTTAAAACAGCTCGACACCCTGCGTAGCATCGGCCAAAAGCTGGAGCCGCTCATTCTGACCACGGGCTATGGCAAGGTCTTGGGTAGCTGGTGCCTTCTGAACATCAGCGAAGAACAAAGCTCTCTGCTGCAGGGCGGTATCCCTCTCAAGCAGGCATTCAATCTGGAGTTTGTCCGCTATGGCGACGACATGCAGAACCTCTGACGGCGATATCCTGGACGTCATTTGTCAGCACTACTACGGCCATTTAATTGGCACCGTAGAGGTGGTTCTGGATGCCAATCAGGGGCTTTCGGATGAGCCTCAACCCTTCCGGGCCGGGCTGCAGATCAAGCTACCGGACATTGCATCAAGGACTGATACCGCTGTCACCCTCTGGGACTGACGTTATCCGCGCAATACCCGACCACGCCGCGTGCGTGGTTTTTCGTTCCTGGAGTAGCCCCCCTTGAAGCCTGCCTACAAGATCGTCGCCAATGGGGTCGACATCACCGCTGTGATTAACGACCGCATGCTGTTGGTGCGCACCGTCGATAAATCGGGCACCAGTTCCGACGACTTCGAGTTGCGCCTGGATGACCGTGACGGCGCGATTAAGCTGCCCAAGCGCGGCGCGAAAATGGATGTGTACCTGGGCTATGAAGGGCAGAAGCTGACCCTGATCGGCCGTTACACCGTGGATGAAATCGAAGTCTCCGGGCCGCCTGACATCATAGTCGTGCGTAGCAAGTCGAGCGATGCGCGCAGCAGCGCCAAAACGACCCGGAGCGGCAGCTGGGAGGGTGTCAGCCTTGCCAGCATCGTGGCCGAGATCGCCGCGCGCAACGGCTGGATCCCCGGATGCGCAGTGCAAACCCATGTCGAGCGGGCCGACCAGATGAGCGAGTCGGACCTGAGCTTTATCACGCGCCTGGCTAAGCAATACGACTGCACGGCCAAGGTTGCCGACGGCATATTGATCGTGCTGCCACGCCAGGGAGGAGTCAGTGTCACTGGCAAAATTCTGCCCGTGATCGTGATCCGCCGTGGCGACGTCAGCCGGTGGCAATTCCGCTTGGGCGACGACAACGTTAAGTCTGCCGTCAAGGCTTCCTACGCGGACAAGAAAGGCGAGCTGGTGACGGTCAAGCTCGATAACGAGGACAGCATGGACGGGCTGCCGCCGATCCATACCGACCGGCACATTCATCCCAACAAGAGCGCTGCCGAAGCAGCGGCAAAGGCTCGCTTGGCTGGGTTCAATCGATCTACTGCCGGGGTCCGTCTGGAAATGCCCGGCCGCACCGATCTATTTGCCGAGCGAGAGATCGATGCCCAGGGTTTCAAGGTTGGTTTGGATGGCGGCTATCTGGTGGAAACGGTCGAGCAGGTTTTTACCCAGGCAGGCTGGACAACGACCGTCGAGTGCAACGGCGGCAAAAAGGGCAAGGCCAATGCCAAGGGCATCATTAAGAAAGCCGTAAAGGCGCTAAAGGTCGTTCCTCTGTAACGACCTAACTCATCATCCGGAACCGCCATCGAGCGGTTTTTTTTCGCTTGGAGAAAAGCATGACCGTTCCCGAAAAGGATCGCGACATCCTCGCTCGTACACTCTGGGGAGAGGCCCGGGGGGAAGGTTTGACAGGGCAGATCGCCGTGGCCTGGTCCATACGCAACCGTATGGAAATGGATCTACACGGCGACGATAAACCGGATTGGTGGGGGGAGGGCTATGCCGGTGTATGCCAGAAGGCCCGGCAATTCAGCTGCTGGAACCACGACGATCCTAACTTCCCGTTTCTGAGCGGCAAAAAGCCCATCCCTGTTACTCAGTACGCCCAAGCCCTCAACGCCGCTTCCATGGTTATCGATGGCAGACAGCCGGATCCCACGAGCGGTGCCACGCACTACTACGCAACCACAATGCCCAAGGCGCCAAAATGGGCAGCCAACGCCAAGCAGACGCTGACACTTGGTCGGCATATCTTTTTTCGGGATGTGCCATGACGGCAGTCCTCAAGCTGATACCCGTTTGGGTGCCGTTGGTGTTGGTGGCATCTGTCGCCTATCTACTCCTGCGTCTGGATACCATGAGAATCGCCCGCGATGCCGTCACCGTTGAGCGTGATGCTGAGCGGGAGAAGGTCAGCCAGCTTACCGCCGCCAATGAGTCACGAAAGAAAACCCAGAAGTTGCTGCTCGATCTCGACACACAGCACACAAAGGAGCAGGCCAAAGCCGATGAAACGAATAAACCTTTGCTTGCTGCTATCGCTACTGGGGCTCAGCGGGTGTACGTCAAAGCCAGTTGTCCAGCTATGCGAGCCACCCCAAGCCCCTCCGGCAAATCTGATGAGGAGGGTCGAGCCAAACTTGACCCAGCGACTGCAGAAAGAATTCTCCATACCGGTGTCGATGGAGATGACGCCATCCGCCAACTGAGTGCGCTGCAGACGTACGTCAGAACTGTTTGCCTAGGGCAAGCCCATTAACCAAAAGGAGCGATCAGCCCGGATGCGCCAACATCCGGACTGAACGCCAAACCCGCAGCCTTTACCTGCAAGTCCAGCCAAGGCCCCGCTTCGTGCACAAAGCATCCGAAGTCTAGCGCCTGCTTTCCATTCCATTGAGGCTTGCTAACAAATTGAATCAACCCATCATCCCGTGGATGGGCGGCAAACGTCGCCTGGCCGACCGTCTTATTGCACTTTTCCCACCCCATGAATGTTACGTCGAGGTTTTCGCCGGTGGCGCCGCGCTGTACTTCATGCGGCCGCAACCCGCGCCTGTCGAGGTCTTGAACGACATCAACGGCGAGCTGGTTAATCTGTATCGCGTCGTTCAGAACCACCTTGAAGAGTTCGTCCGCCAGTTCAAATGGGCGCTCAGTTCCAGGCAGATATTTGAGTGGCAAAAAATGACAAGGCCCGAACTCCTGACCGATATTCAGCGAGCCGCCCGTTTTTACTACCTGCAGCATCATGCCTTCGGCGGTAAGGTTTCCGGCCAGAGTTTCGGTACCGCGACAACGGGCCGACCCATCAACCTGCTGCGTATCGAGGAACACCTATCCACTGCCTGGCAGCGGTTGGCCGGTACTTACATCGAGAACCTTCCCTGGCTTGACTGCGCCGAGCGGTACGACCGGCCTCACACGTTCCATTACATGGACCCTCCGTACTGGAAGACCGCAGGCTATGGCGTTGACTTCCCGTTTGAGAATTACGAGCGCATGGCCGACTTCATGCGGCGCTGCAAAGGGAAGGTGATGGTTAGTATCAATGACCATCCTGATATTCGGCGGGTGTTCGAGGGGTTTCATTTTGAGACGCTGGAGATCCGGTACACGACGGCCAACCAGCGGCAGGGGAAGGCAGAGGTGGCAGGAGAATTGGTGGTGATGAATTGGGCGCCAGGGTTGATGGGAGAGCTGTTTTAAGCCATTTTCAACTCGCAGCTGCGAGACTTTTATGGCAAAAGCTAGCTCTGCCATATCGGAAGTGATCTGTCACCCGGTTACATCATGCTCGCCTGTAATGAGTTCGACTTTATTGAAATCTATGACTAGTGCATTCTTTGAGTCAATCCTAAATGCACTGTCTGTCTGCTTTTGGTTAATGACAAACCCTTCGAATGCTTTCAGAAGTCTGTTGGTTTCGATGTTATTCATCCCGAATTCGAGATGATTTCCACTAGCAAGGTATATGCTGATATTTGGCATTGCAGTCGTCCATATCAATTTTTTTTGTGGTTTCCCTGCCTTTCAGGAATCTGGGGTCTCTACTAATTAGTCCGCCTTCTGAGTCGTCAATCGCGCCATCGGTTTCTGTGGCGGCTGCTTTAGGCGAGTTTCCCGGCTTTGGAAGGGCGGCAAAGGCATTTAGTCGGTAGGTTAGTCCTTTATATCCAACGGCAATGGGATAATAAAAGGTCTGAGTTAGTGTAACCCCATTCGCATTACTTGCCGAAACAGATCCGGTTACTCCTGGGGCGCTAGGAATAGCTGATTTTGCAAGGGTCGCAATTTCTGTCTGAATTGAAGAGATCTGGGTCCGCAGTGACGTTGCTGTTATATTTTCTGTATTACCGTCGGTATCATTGCCCGGCTTTTCACTGCTGTCAGGGCTAGCAGGTTTTACATCCGGTTTGGGAGGTTTTGCGCCATTTTCCGGTTTGTCTTGGGTATTCTGTGGAGGACCTAGTTCACCTATACTCACTAGCTGATCCTGCAGTTTTTGCTTTCTGGCACTTAGCTCAACCATAGCCATGGTGACAGCAGAAAACTGAACCCCAGTCCCATCCGCAGACGAGATGGTCACATCGATAGAACGAGCATAGTAGACTTCTGAAGGTATTATTATTGCCATAATTGGAGGGGTATCGCCAACGTAAGCTTTTTGTAGTGATCTGCCTAAGTCGCGGATGTCTTTCACTTGCGATGCAGTTATTTTCGCTCGATAAGATCTAATGTTTTGCAGGAGTGGCCTCAGCTCTAGACTGATATACTCGGCGGCCGGAACTGAATATGAGACTAAATATTCCGTAGTCCGGCTCCCACCGAATAGTGCTCCCCATGCACCATTTGTAATGTTAGCTCCGACGGTAAATTCCTTCATAGATGCAAACGTGAAACCGGGGAATGCAATTAGACCATTTAATCGGCCACCATTGACACCGTGCTTTGGCATGGCCCAAGGTGTGGTTGAGTTCCCTCCATTCGTGTAACTAGCCATCGCAGGCATGAGGCGCGTGTCGGCGGCTTCATTCTTGAACTCTTGCTGGAGGTCCAAATGATCATAGCGGAATGGTGTAATGGTATATAGATATTCAGCTCCATCCTCTATGGTCACGTAGTCAAAAATCGCTGATATATAAATGTCGCCCGGATATACACGTTCCCTTGGGGGGTAGATTGGTATTATTCCAAGGTTGCGGGTGTTCTCAGCCCATTCCTTCGCAACAGATCCAGGTTTTGGACGCTCGCTTCCACAGCCGCTCAAAACCAGCGTTAATATCGCGGCAGTGGCATACGTAAATGTTCTGATCATACCTGCCCCTTTAGATTTCTCATCGCCGTAGGAATGGTTTAGAAGAAAAGCCTAACTTTTCTGTAAGTCAAGCTGAAGCCCTGTGTTGCAGTTAGGCGTCTCTATTCGTGGAATTACAAATGGTCATATAACTTACTCTCGGCGATCTGTTGAAAGATAGATTGTTTCCTTACTGATACAGTTCTTGGTTGTGGCAGTGCTTTTGTTTTGTTTTTGTCACAGAGCTTTACACTACTTTTATTTTATAAAGATTCCAGCTTCTGTATTAGCGGTTACCCAATCGCTCGCCAATCGCATGCAGCAACTGCGGCAATAGTTCCAAATCCGCTCCATCACTCTCCCGAACCCAGCTAAGAATCTTCTCCGGCGTAAACACCCCTGCATTGCTAGGCACTACAGAAAACTGCGGCACACCGCTATCGGAAAGCGTGAACAACCACCTCTGATGTTTCATGAGTACCCATGGCAAGTTTTTCGCAATGTGTTGCGCACGGGCTTCATCCCACTCAACCGGCGCGACTCCCGCTTTTTGCAGTGCGGCACTGGTGCGAGCAAGATAATCCATAGTCATGTCAGAGCACTCTTTGCTAATAAAGGCTTGGGCAGAGACGATTGGAGATGTTCGCGACTGAGGATCATTGGTCACGTTGGCAAGCCATGCGCGCAGTCGTTCAGTGCATTGAGGCGGGCTGCTCAGGTAGGTCTGCTCTAGTCCGGACTGGTTGATCGTGGCGAGGCGACGGCCGCCAATCTGTTGCATCAAGCGCATCTGTCGGGGAAGGGCTACCAGCAGGGACGCAGTATCGCGTAAACCCAATGCAGCCACGACATCGGCGGCAACGTACCAACATTCACTGCCGATATACCTGAAACGAAACCGACGGCCTTCATAGGTAAGCGTGACCGGCCCCGCGCTTTCCTTGAGGCCCAACCAGTGGTCCCACAACGCGTCGTCACAACCATTCTGGTAATCCATCAATTTCTTGCGAACCTTGGTATTGAGCTGAGTTAGCTCAATCGCCATGAGCCAGGCTGGAAGTTTTCGTAGCGGCATGCAGTCGAAAGTGCTGATGGCGGCTTGGTAGAAAACAGGAACCTTGATCAGTGTCGTTTTGAATCGTCTTAGTGACCCTTTGACGGCAGTATTTTTCCAGCAAAGTCCTAGTGCGTTCAGCACTGGCTGCAGTGGTACAAACGGTAAGTTCTGATGCTCGATCAGGAGCAGATTGCATGCGTTGAACGGAACCTCATGGGGGACAGCTACAAAGTCGGACGACAT